AGCAAAACCAAGTTCAAAGCTGTAAACCAGATCAAGGCTAGTGGTGCCGAGATGGTTAGTCGCGTGGCACAGCGTTACCCAAACAGGCCACCCTTGTCAGGTATGCGCCCACGCAAAACAGGCAATGGTCGTTTGGTTTATGACCCTGTCAAAGTGCGTAAGGGTGTAACCATTCAGGTTGGTGGCCGTATTCAGCGTGGCTCATATCCTTTAGTAACAATTATTCAGAAAGATGCTGCTGGTGCAATTTTTGACATGGCAGGCCTGCGTGGCGATGATGGCCAATTCTCTGAGTACCTCACCACGGCTTACGGCCCTGCCCAGCGTGGCATGTGGCGTGATATTGAATACATTCATGGCCAAGCCACTAAAGACATTTTGCAGGCCATTGAGCAAGTACTCAACCAGGTGAACAGGACACTCGGCTAATGGCTGTTTACATACCCATCGTTTCAGAGTTCAACTCTAAAGGCATTGACAAAGCCATCAAGGAGTTCAACAGCCTCGAGACCGTAGGCGCTAAAGCCAACTTCGCCCTCAAGAAAGCAGCTCTACCTGCAGCTGCAGCTGTGGCTGGTTTAGCTGTTGCGCTCGGTGACGCAACTAAAGCAGCAATTGAGGACGATGCAGCACAGCAAGAATTAGCGCGTCAGCTCACGGCAACCACAGGTGCTAACGCTGCACAAATCGCCAGTGTTGAAGGCTGGATTAGCGCACAAGGCAAACTGCTCGGCATTACTGATGATGAGCTACGCCCTGCTTTGGCTGGACTCGTGAGGGCTACAGGCTCGGTCAGTGAAGCGCAAAAATTAGCAACGGCTGCTATGGATCTCGCTGCCCAAAAAGGCGTGCCATTGGCGACAGTAACCAAAACTTTGGAACGGGCTTACGGTGGAAATCTCAAAGCCCTAGCCAAGTTGGCACCCGAGTACCGACAAATGATCGAGGACGGCGCATCATTTGAAGATGTCATGTACGCCATCGGGACAGCCACAGGTGGTGCAGCATCGACAGCTGCAAACACTGCCCAGGGCCAATTCAAACGCCTAAGCATCAGCCTGCAAGAAACCAAAGAGTCAATCGGTGCTGCACTCATGCCAGCAATTCAAGCTGTACTGCCGGTATTAGCTGCGCTTGGCAATTTTGCTAGTGAAAACACCACAGCATTTTTGGCTGTGGCTGGTGTCATCGGCACCCTTGCTGGCATCATTCTTGCCTACAACGCCTACCTGAAACTGCAGGCTGCATACACCATCGCAGCCACAGTGGCCACTGCAGCGTTCAACCTGGTTATGTCTCTCAACCCAATCTCACTTGTGGTCATTGCCATAGTTGCATTGATTGCTGGCCTGGTGCTCGCATACAAAAAGTTTGAGGGCTTCCGTAACATTGTGGACAGCGTTTTCAGTGTTATACAAACAGTTGTATCGGTCAGTATCGGTGTAATCAAAGGCTATTTTGAAACGCTCTACGGCTTCTATAAAGGCATTTTCAACGGCATCGCAAGCCTCTGGAATAACACCATCGGCAAACTCTCGTTCAAGGTTCCTAGCTGGGTGCCTGGCCTCGGTGGCAAAGGCTTCGATGTTCCTAACATTCCGATGTTGGCTGAGGGTGGCATCGTAAATACGCCAGGAGGCATACTCGCGATGATTGGCGAGAAAGGCCCAGAGGCTGTCATACCGTTAGATCGTATGGGCCAGATGGGTGGCAACAGTGTGACTATCAATGTGAACGGTGGCGACCCTAACGCTGTGGTGCAGGCTTTGCGTACCTACATGAGGCAGAACGGCTCTGTCCCTATCAAGATTAGTAACGCTTTCTAATGCCTCTGTCTTACATTGTTGAGTATTCAACAGACAACAGCACATGGACAGCGCTTTCTAATGTGCAAGCCATTAACATCAACATTGGTCGTCAGGCAATGCTTGACCAATACAGCGCATCTACAGCGTCTTTGACAATTCGATACCCAAACGGATATGCCAGCCCTATCGCTGCAATGGTGTCTGGTACATACATTCGCATTCAAAGCCCAAACACTAGCGACCCTTATTACTCTGCATATTTTGGCAGTATTAAAGATGTCAATGTTAGTTATGGCATTCCCTATGCAGGCAATGTTGGCAACGCCGATTATCTCAATGTGACAATAGAGGGCTTTTTTGCTGCAGCTTCTCGTATGCAGGGCAACTCTTACGCAATGGGTGCTGGCTTGCTCAACGCGCAACTTTCAACAATGTTTACAGAAACACTAATAGTAGTGTCTCAAAACTTTAACCCATCAATGGGTGCAGCAACTATTAGTTCAAGCTGGGGCGACTGGATCAACTCTGTTTTAGTCACAACTAATGGGCGCATGACTGACAGCCAACAAGTAGAGGCCATTTTTCTTAAAGGCCCATTCAACCAAACCACTTGCACAGTGAACTTTTCTGATGTTGCTAACAACGCCACTAACCAGGTTTATGACCAAGCAACATTTGGCTCATTGTCAGACAACTATTTTACTCAGGTCACTGTTGATCCGGCAGATTATGCAGCCCAGACTGTCACTAAAACTGCAGAGGTTAAGCCTTTTCGAACATACGCAGTGAACACTCTTTCAGCTTCGGCTAGTCAGGCTCTTGACCAAGCCAATTTCCTGCTTAGCCAATACCAGACTCAAAAGTTTGCGCTGACTTCTGTGTCTTGTTTGGCTGAGGCACAGTCATCTTTCAAACTTGACAAAATGGGCTTCACGCAGCTGGGCGAGATGATTGGCGCACGAGTTAGCGTCACTTTTCGTGGCACTGTTTACCAGTCAGTAATTGAAGGCATCACTGTGACGGCAACCCCTGAGTCGAGCCGGTACACCTACTACCTGTCTGGCGCTGACCTAAACAACTACCTCATTCTGAATGACACGGTGTTCGGCACGCTCAATAACAACAAGTTAGGATACTGATTATGGCTATAAAGACTTTTACAACTGGTGAGGTGCTCACAGCGAGCGACACCAATACCTATCTAGCCAATGGTGGGCTAGTCACTGTTGCTTCGGGAACAGCAACGGCAGGAACTCTCATAATCGCTGGCGCTTTTTCATCTACTTACGACTCTTATCGTCTGGTATTGAACGCCATCGGAAATAGTGGGGCTGAAATCTCTGCACAATTTAGAATTGGAACAACAACCTCGACTGCATCTTATAACTGGGCTTTGTGGGGACTGACAGAAGCAGGTGCAGTTGCAGACTATGCAGCAACTGGAAACAGTTTCCTCACTACCACATACGGCGTTGGCTCTTTTGCTTGCGACATCTTTGCACCATTCCTTGCACAAGAAACTTGGTACTCAGGCACTCAAACAATGAATGTGGGAGGCACGGTTTATCTAAGGCAGGTAGGTGGCAGGCACACACCAGCAACCTCTTATGACCAGTTAGTACTAACAATTCCTAGTTCGACCACTGTTCGCTATTCACTTATGGGTTACAGAAAGGCTTAGACATGAAATCCGAATACACACTCACCATTCACGATGCAGTTACAGGCGAAATCACTACACGCCCAATGACGGCAGAGGAAATCGCAGAAATGCCAAAGGGCAACGATGAAACGCTTATCGCTGATTAGCCTGCTTGCCATCACCCTCACAGCCTGCTCAGACCGTGAACGCGTGAACTGTCCAGAAATTCGCAACAAGGCTTTGGGTGCAGCAACCGTATTGGGACAAGTCGAAAACAACTTAGGAGCAAAATGCAAATGAGACCAAAACACACCAACGAAGAAATCAAAGCACGCATCGTCATGATTGTTGCATGTGGACTGACCCTTTCATTTGTTGGTTCCGTGTTCACAATTTTGTACGGACTGTTATTTGTCTCACAGCCTGTGAAAATGGCCGAATTGGACTCACAGGCAATAAACATCTTGTCCAGCATGCTTTTGACGCTCTCGGGGGGGCTCATAGGCCTATTAGCAGGTAATGGGTTGAAGGACAAACCACAGGATCCACCAGCCCCATGACACGCAAATACCCCTACTACCCAGTAACCGAACCAGGCAAAGGCAAACTGCCAGGCACCGAAAAGTTCATGGATTTATGCAAACGGCGCTACCCATCATTTACCAATCTGGGCACCTGGGTAGTACGCAACATGCGAGGCAAAAAAACCCTAAGCGTGCACTCGCTCGGAGTTGCAGGTGATGTTGGCTATCCGCCCACACGCGCAGGGCGTGCAGACGCTAAAGAGCTGTGGGATTGGCTCATCGAACATTCCGAAGCCATTGGTTTAGTTGAGCTGCATGATTACAAATACGGTGAGTTTGGCCGTGGTTATCGCTGTTCTAGGGGCGAAGGCGTAAAGGGCGTAAAGGTCTATGCCAACGCTGAGGAAAGCGCCGGTACAGGTGGGTGCTGGTTGCACTACGAGCTCGAGATGGACATGGCCAAAGACGCTAAAGCCCTAGAGGCAGCGTGGCGAGCCTTGCCA